TCAAAAGAATTAAGTTGCAAATAATCAGATTGTTTACAATAGGTAACAAAGTCATCCACTAGTTCTGGCAAACCAATGAACCTTAAAATGTTCGCCCCGAGGTCATATACCGGAGTATTATACGGGCGATTGTACACCTCAACACAAGCCCCGAGGTCATTCACCTCTTTGGCTTCTTCTACGGCTTTTTTATAGTCGCTCTCAAATGTACCATGCTTGCGCCACATTGCATCCCCCTTCGGCTCTTTACCGGAACGATATACAATTCTTTGGCAATACTCATCCCATTGTTCATCTGTATAATCATAACGTATGTGTAGAATATTCAAAATTCCATTGGTTGCAGCCAACTCTAAAGGTCGCAGTCTCCATGACGCTGTTGTGCCCGCCCCGTCTATAATAACTGTATGACCAGCTTTAGACATTTCGGTTAGGAAGTAGCTTAGCCCCTCAGCCTTATGTAATCTTCCCGTAACACTGTCATAGCCCTGCCATCGCCTAATCCCTCCATTTTCGTAAAACTTACCAACAAACAACATATTTAAGTCTTTAGCGAACACGCCAATTTCACGTTCTTTGCCTTCGATATTTACAAATTTAAAAGGTTCAAACGATACACCTAAATGTTCAAGGTATTCCAGGAACATGTAAACCCTAGTAGATTTGCCACTCCCTGAAATACCTTTCACTAAAATTAATGTACCACTATCGGGTATCATTATTTCTTTTTCTTTGCTGGGGCTTTCTTTGTTTCTTCGCCTGTTACCAATGTAACAGCAGTTACACGCTTCTTAATTGGCTTTTCGTCACCGAATTTCACCATGCATTTTTCCTTGCCGTCACCGGATTGATACACACGAGTAATTTCACCCACTGCTCCGTCGCCATTTGTTAAGGTTACTTTGCTACCAACTTTCAGTCCCGGAACTTCTACACTTTCGTCCAAATTTTGACGTTTGGTTTCACGAGGTGCGGTGCTCTTTTCTTTCTTTTCTTTAGCAGGCTTCATTGCCTTGTCGGACTTGGAAGGAGTTTTGCGATTTTTCTGACGTGCGTCAAATTCTTTTTCAGCTTTTGCCAAACGTTCTTTTTCTTCCGGAGCCAGCTGTTCTTCACTTTCAAATTCTGTTACTTGGTTCTTTGCCGCCTGTTCAATAGATTCATCTTTTGTTTCTGCCACTTCAGCTTTTTTCACCGCCTTTTTGGGCGCTTTCTTAACCTCTTCCTTTGGTTCTGCTTTCTTAGCCTTTGCAGGGGTTCCTCCCATTTTCGCTAAAAATTCACTTGCCACCTTAACTTCTGTTTCGGTTGACTTTTCATTGTCCACGATCTCCTGCAATTGTGCAGCATCAAGTTTTCTGTACTTCATACGAAGTGCGAGTGCATTGTTCGCCATAATCTTCTTTAATTTAATTAATTACTTTTGTTTATTTATCTGTTGCAAATGTACGGGGATAAATTGGAATATACAAGATTTATCCCCGAAATTCTTATTTATTTTTCGCCTGTGTGACCAAAACCGCCTTCCCCTCTATCTGTAGAGGTAAGTTCTTCGATTGACTGTACTGTTGTAACAACGGCTCTTTCATGTTTAGCAAAAACAATCTGGGCAATACGTTCTCCGGGTTCTACGGTTTGAATTGATGCGGAAAGATTGATAAGCGGCACGCCAACGTCACCACGGTAATCACTGTCAATAGTTCCCGGAGCGTTAACCACGGTCAATCCTTTTTTCACTGCTGCTCCACTACGAGGACGAACCTGACCTTCATACCCCACTGGGATTTCCATGTGTAAACCTGTGGGGATAACTCTACGTTCCATAGGCTGCAATACAATCGGTCCATCCGGAAGCCAAGCACGTAAATCCATGCCAGCAGCTTCTCCTGTTTTGTACTCCGGCAATTCGTTGTTGCTTAAATTCAAAATCTTTAAATCCATTTGTAATTATTTTTAATTAATGATATGTCAGAATAACTGACAGTTACTTTTTTGTCATTTATACGCAAGTCTGCAGAATCTTTTGCTGGGTTATTACTAATCACTTCCACAATTTCTCCATTATACACCACTAATGTTCCTCTATACAGAAGATACCACTTGTCATAGTTTCCTTGTACTCTTTTTTGCTGCTCGTCTTTATATTTAAAATTAGGTAACCCCTTCTTATTCCAAAAATATTTTTCGATAAATTTATCTACATCTACATTTTCATCAAAAATTGTTTCCTGCGCAAACCGTTCGCCCAACTGTTTTATTTTCAATCGTTTTCTTGCTGCTATGTCACATGCTACTTTTGCGTATGTTTTTTCTTGGTATATAATCGCACGCAAATGATGCGTTAAATATTCCAGCTGCAAATTAATAAGAAACTGCTTTAATCCGCTTTCGTTAACTTCTCGCTCCATAATCTTATATCTTTACTTCCACTTTATTGCAGAAAAAGTTAAAGGGGTCAACAGCCCCTGCCAAAACTTCCTCCAAATACTTCAAATCAATATTTCCAGGATCAACCCCCTCTTTGCGTATTGCAGTGACTAATACGCTATCAAACATATCACGCATCTTTAATGCCATATCTTTGCTTTCATTTATAGTGCCAAAGTCATACAAAAGAATAACATTTTTGACATCTTTACGCAACAATGTTTTAAGTTGTCCTTGCCCTATATTGTTGCCAAAAGTAAAACAACATTTTATATCTTGCAAATGCTGAAGTCCCAATAAATTATCAATATTTATTTTGTCAAAAATCCCTTCCACTATAATTACAGTGTGTGTCACTCCCTGCACTATTTCATCACAGCCACCAAGCAAATCCTGAAAATTATTTTCACTGTTACGATAGCGCAACACTAAAGAAGCCTCATGTCTTTTATATGCTTCCAAATTTTCCGAATGCCATTCTTTAGAATAGCGACTGCGTGCCCACCAAGCAACACATACACCATCTACTTTCATCTTAAAAATGATGTAGTTATGTAATTTCGGTTCTAACATGCTCGTAACGTAGGATGGTTCAAATTCTTTGTAATGCTCCGGTTGGAACCCCCTACTGTCCAAATACGGATCATTAGATAATGGTTTTAACCGCATAGGCAACCTCACAGGAGTTGGAGCTAAGTCTTCGGCTGTGTCCATAGTCTGTTTCATCCAATCAGATAAATCATAACTTTCTGCTTCCAATTTTGGGCATATATCCAATTCATTTGGTTTGACAGTATAAGTCATCTTAGCAAGGTCTTTGCGTCCGGTTTTCTTAAGAAACTCAAACACAGGCACTTTACGTGGACAACGCCAACAATGAAATGTCGCTGCGCCTGTTTCGTTAAAGATAATGCCCCATTTACCCGCTTTACCACAAAAAGGACATTCCATATCTTTATTAGTCATCCATCCTCTGCCGCCAAAAGGCACAAGCCCAAAATCTTCTATTATCCTATCTTTATCGTATCTCATAGTTATGTTCTCTTACGAATAGGTTTTACTTTCTTGGCTCCATTCAAATATTCTTGCAAAGTATCACGCTTATGCTGCTCATCCAATACTTCAGGTGGTGTCTGTTGAATTGTTTCCCCCTTCTTGACTACTCTAGTAGTCCAAACTCCGGGTTCTACCTCTACTCTTTCTTTTTGACCACCAGCCACATCTTCACCGTTAGCCTTCTTACCCCTACGGGTTTCTAGTTTTTCTAAAGCCGATGTATCTAACACCTGTTCAACTGTCGTTGACCTACCCATGTCATAGAAAAACCCATTTTCAAAATTAGTAGGAATGCGTACAATAATACCGTCATTTTTATAATTACGTAACTTATCACAATAAATACGCATAAGTTTCTGCTTACTTTCTTCAATTGTCATGTTACCTGTAAATACAAATGAAAACGGCTTGATAAGTGTGCGGTCTCCCTCTGTGTTATTACGGGTAATAACACGAGTAGGGTCGTTCCATATTTCAAAAGGCACATCACTCGTTTGGGTAGCAACAGCGATAACACAGTCATAAGTCTTTGCCATATCTTTCAACTTTTGTGCGCAACGTTGCAAACGATACTTTAAAAAGCTAGGATCAAAATCTATCTTTTTGTTCTCTCCTGTCAACAGCAAATCCAAACTGTCTATATTTATTAAATCAGGATAATAACCATACTCCATTTTATAATCCTCTATCACTGCTACTATATCCCCTAATGTCATGTCTACCATCTGATCTGTAGCATATAGGTCAATATCGCTATTAACAGTAATAGCACGCTTAACGACAGCTCGCAGCCTTTCAGCGGTTTCGTCGCTAATATCCCCCCGCATTATCTTTGAGTAAGTAGTATTTGCAAGCATCTGGTCAAACTTAACCGTAGCTTCTTCTGCACCGCCTTCTAGCTGAATATGCAATGCATGATTATGCGCAATAGAAGTATTGTACCATGCAAGCCATTTTAAAAACGTGGACTTACCTGCACCAGAACGCATTATCATTAATAGGGTATCCTGTCGTGGCACACCCCCATCAGTAAGTTCATCTAAGGTCGTAATCCCAAGTGGTACTTTTTGTCTTCTAACAGCGTCTTCTGCTTTATTCTGTATACTGCTTAGGCTGCGTTCAAAATCTCTATATATTCGCTTAAAACGTCCTTTTCCACCTTCCAACGAAAAGGTATTAATTTCTTCCATGCGCTTTCCAAGCAAATGCATGGCTTCTTCTTGTCGTCCTTCATTGTACATGTCAGAAATTTCTCGCTGGGTAGCCACAAAAGTCTGACGCTTAATAAATGTTTCCAACTGAGCAACCATTGGCTCGTAATCCGGTAATTTAAGTGCTCGTACTTCTGCCAGCTTTTTCGCTACATCCTGATTATTAGGATAAGTCATTTCCACCATGCCATAAGTAGCTAATCCTCCCCCACTTCTTAAAGTATCAGCTAACACTTTCAACATTGCTTTGCACCCACCCATTTCGCGGGGGAAATTGCTTAAATCTAAATTTTCTACAACCATGTGAGCAAATTGCTTGTTAGCAAAAGCTAACCTCATCATCTCCTCAACAAAACTTGGGCTGAGAACCGCATCAATTCTTTTGCCCATATCCAAAATTATTTAATGATTTATTTTTCCACATTCTCTTAATAGAATCCGAAATTTTCTTATTTTGTTCTGAAGTGTGGCTTTTTCCTAGATGTGATTCGGAAAGTTTACGTCTAGTTTCTTCTGAAGCATGTTTCCCAAAATTTGGATTTTTCTTTCCACTACATGCTTCGGATATCCTTTTTTTAGTTTCTTCAGAATGCCTTTTTCCTTTCATTCCAGAAGATTTTCCTAAATGAGCCTGACGAACTTTTTCTTTAGTGGCTTCAGAACAACGTTTTCCCCAAGATGGATTATTTTGCCCCAAATTAGCTTGACGGTAGCGTTCTCTTGATTCTTCTGAACAAATTCTACCAACCACTCCATCCCCTCCATCAGTAGAATTGTACCCGTTTCGTTTGGTATCGTACCTCTGGATGAAATGACACTCAAGGAAATCAAGTTTGGCTTTCAGCTCCTTCTGCGTAGGAGCTTCCACCCACATCACTTCCTCAGCGATGAAGTTGTCCTCGCCATACTTTCGTATGGCTCGGTGAAACTTATTATCGCAACTTTTCTTTGAATCCATTATATGCCTTTTCCATCTTTTTTCGATAGTTCTTAAAGTTTGACCAATGTAAATTTTATCATTAGGCACACACACTATTTTATAAATATATCCTTTATTCATATTAAACTGCTTCAACTTTAATTTGTACCGTAGCTTCCCTTAGTTTATTAATAGCCATATAGGAAGAACTAACCGTATCGTCATGCCCGCTTATGCTTTCAAGCGTGCCCTTATCGCTACGAAACGCTACACTATTAAACTCGCCAAACATCTGGTCTACCTTTTCTTGGCTATCTGGGTGATAAGGGCACTTTAAAGCACCTCTTTCAAAAAGTGCAGAAAGAGACGCCCAACCTGTTCTAAGATCTTTCTTATTGCCTGCGGTTGTGGTGAATGGTGTAATATTCTTAATACCCATCTGTACACACATATCAGCTAAAATTGACTGAAAACCATTGTTTTCTACAACGATTTCATTTGGTTTAAACAGCCTGTCAAGCTGTGATATTTTTTGTATCTGTTCGTTATGTGACAGCCCCTTTTCCCGATATATATACAGTAAGTAATAATTTTCTTGTAAATCTTTCCCCCAAACTGTGTAACACGTATAGTCAGCCCCCACATTTCCAGAAATAGCAAAGTCACATCCAATAACTACTCTAGCAAGTTTAACCGGAAAACTTTCAACATTATCTACGAGCCTAATATGCTCCATGCCGATAGTACTCCTCCTAAGGATCTCCCACGGGAAAATAGTGCTGTCGTCCGATATAGGCACTACTAAATACTCACGACTAAAAACTAGAGTGCCAACTGATGCCTTTTCCTGCATTAATTTATCAAATGTAAAACGGTCAGGAGATAATAACCGCCCATTAGGATCAATTGCAGGGTATTCAAAAACCATGAACTTCGGGTCCTTCTTCAAGTCCGCATATAAGTCATCCTGTTGGTATGGTGTGCCATCAACTATGTTATAGCCATACGGCTCAACAATAGGTGTGATACCGCCTTTAAATAAGTCACGTAATTTCTCACGCTGTTCCAAGCTATAAATACTACTTTCATCAGGTAAGTCATCGCTCACTGCTGCCCCCACATGAAGCCCACGAATAAAACCATCCTTTCCACGCAAGTGAAGTTTTGTGCCATTTTCACATTCAATGCTTGTAGCTGCTAGGGATGCCTTTCCATTTGGATTCAATTTAGCAGCTAATGCTTCATTCGTACGAATTTCGTCGGCTACTTTCTTCAGATGCTCTTTGCCAAGTGTTTCGGTATTGGTAATAATGCAGGTTTCTTGCCTATTCTTATTGTCAGGAGTATCTGGACGCATAAAATTTGGTCGCCTGTAACTGTACAACCGCCATAATGGAAACGCCATACAAAACTCATAAGAGTTATGAACAACAGTTCCATCTTCTAATTGAAACAGATGATCACCATCGCACATAAACCCATAATAAGCACCTTCGCCTGCTTCTTCTACCCACACACTGCCTTTCTCAAAAACAGGGGTGTCATACGAAAAAACTCTATAACCCCTAAACCTGTCCCGTTTATACTTAGTATAGGTAATAAACCGCTTCATTGCAATTTCTACATAGTGTTTACGTTTGGTGTCCCAAAGGCAAAGAATGTGTTCAGGATTAACAGTGTAATCAATGCCATTTTCTTGATGAACAGTGTACAGCTTGGAACTTCCAATATGCCTCGTTAAAACTTTGCGTGGGGTAAAATCAACCCCCATCACCTCCATTCCTGGATAAATATCTTCAATGTTTTTCACTGTCCAGTCTGCCATTAAAACAGGTGTCCCAGCCGCAAAACATTTACCATGTGAACGAGCAGCCAAATATGCACTATTTGGATATAATTGAATCATATTTCCCCATTCAAGGTTTCTCCAACCCTGTCGAAAATTAGGAAGCATCGTAGTTTTAAAATAGTTATAAGACTGCACTTTTAAAACTTCATCCATGCTCTCTTCTAGCTGGTCAACATAACTCAACCGTTCAGTATCTAAGGTGGTGTTTAACGATAACACATTATTTGTTTGCGTAAATATTTCTGCCAGCAAATTATCCATGTCATTTCCATACGCTCCACATAACTGATTAAGTGCCACTGGAGGCAAGCTATCAATTATACTCACAGCCGTAGAAAATACTGTGTCTAACTGCTTAAAAGACAGTTTATTGTCTTCGTTAAACTGTATCATTATCTACACTAATTGAAAAGTTTCTCTAAATCTAGAAGGCTTGCGAGTTGTTTGTACTGCCCCTCCGGTTGCGCTCTCCCCACGTAATGACTTAATGTAATCCAACATTAAATAAGCATTAGCTCTAGTGTCAGGAAGTGCTCTATGTGCGTCTACAAGCTCAATTCCGGCTAAACGGCAACATGTGCCTAATTTATAATTTTCTTGTTCAAGTGCTCGATAATAAGCTATCTTCTGGGTATCTTCAATCCACCGCACATAATTATACAGGTTGTCGCCATGATCTTGAAACAATGCTTCTATAAAAGGAATATCAAACCCTTGAAAATTATGTCCACACAAAACTGCACCAATTTTAGGATTCTTGTATTTGCTCAATAAGCTTGCATAAGCTTTATAAACATCCTTAACATCTTCCCCATTTGTTTGCAGATAATTCTGTGATAATCCATGAGTTTGTTCGGCTGCTGATTGCCATATGTAATCCTGTTTGTAAGGCTTGATAATAGCATCAAATTCCTCCACTATTTTTAACTCTTGAATGTCAATTACGACTGCGGCAAGTTCTACCAATAAAATGTCATGGTAAGCTAACACAGCAGGTTTGCCTTTTCCACCTTTTGATGGTAATCCCGATGTTTCGGTATCGCTTACAATCATGTACTTTAAACTACTTCTCATAATCTATTTTTATTTCTTTAATAATGTCAATTTTTCTAAATCTTCATCGCGGGTTTCAAGGTCATCGTAAACAAGTTCCAAATTAACAACAGGATTGTCTTTGCCCTGTAGCCCCAAACGAAAATCATTAATAACAATCATAGGTTCGCCCTCTAATGTGAAATCAGGTTTCCACTGAAGTATTAAACCTCTCAATATTTTTTGATTTGTCCTATCACGAAATTCAAATATTCTTGTTTGATATTTTTCTTCCAATTTTGAAATAAACCTTTCAGCCTTTTCCCATAAATCCTCAGTGTTTACTTCAGTTTCGTACCATTTCATTAGCTGCTTTAAAAGCATTTGCTCCCCATAAATAGAGCAAAGTCGCACTAATAGTGCTACAGTTCTTTCTTCCATTTGTGTACAAAATTACTTATTTATTTGCCTGTTGCCAAACTCCCAATCTTGGTGACATTTCAGGCACGTTAATTCTATGTTACTCTTTTCTAGCCGGAGTTCTGGAAACGCCCCTTTAGATTTTATATGGCTAAAATAATAAGAACGAGCAGGTTCCGACAATTCTATCCCACAATGTGCGCACACATGTGGTCTTTCTTTCCAAATTTCTGCAAACAATTCCCGTTCACCCGTAGGCGCATGCGGTTTCCGTCGCATTATCCTCTTTTTTATCTCTGTGCGGCTTTTAAAAGGTTTGTTTAATAGCTTGTATTGAAAACGGCTTAAACCATCGTGCAGACGCTTAAAATTGCAATCATCACAAAGACACTTTGTTTTGTTCACAATTATTTTTGTCTCCCCGCACCGCTTACACTTCATTATCGGCTGTTCCATATCTTTCTACAGGTTTTATACTTCTAGTTTTAATACGTTTCCCCAGCATATGTTGCTGCTCCTCTAGAGTAATAGGAATATCCTGCAAAGTTTGAAATAAATTTTTCCCCTTTTGATCGGTATCTCCAAACAATGTAATACAACCCTTTTCAAAAGGGCATGTATTACAAATTTCATCTGCACTATTATAAGGGGTTTCTCCATATTTGGCTACACAAAAATTTGCTCCTGAAATTCTAGACATTCGCAATCTTTCATTGCGCAAAACATCTTCCTCAACATTTCGGTAATTTTTAGATTTTACTGGATTCTCTAAATGTTTTTCTGCTGCCCATTGGTGTGTATGCCAACGTGCCCCTTCATCATACTCACGCCATCGCCTCCAAGCTTCTTTTCCCATAAACCAAACAGGCAATGGTCTTAATTCCTGATCCTGCGTTGAGTATACATAAAACTGAAATAAAAGAAATTCCCATATAAAATCTGCGCCTGCGCTTGGGGGTAGCTTTTCCATAAAAGATACAACCGAGTTGCGATGAGTTTGCGAGTAAAGCTTAATCATTCTCGGTTGTATCCTAGCCCGTAATTGCAGATATTCGTATATCCGCAATATTATCTTAAATGTATTATCATAGCTATACAACATAATCAATTTTTAATTTCGGT